ACCAACGGCGAGAGATCACAAAGGACAAAACAGTCTGAAACACATCGAGGAGAAACCGAGACACAACTCTCAACTACCCAATCGATTACGACAGAAGGGAATCACTGGGAGTTTGAACCCGACGTGGGTCGAGTGGCTTATGGGGTATCCGGCAGAGTACACCGACTTAAAGCATTGGGAAATTCTATCGTCCCGAAAATCGTCGAAGAAATAGGATATGCATTGATTAAGGGTATGAAGTGAGAAATTTATTTGAAACGTGTATCGATGTCGGTAGTGGATTAATACTATCGACAATGATACAGTTATTTATATTTCCATTTTTTGGATTGTACCCAACGGTGTTAGAGAGTTTTCATATCGCAGTTATCTTTACAGTAATTTCGATTTGTAGATCTTGGTTCTGGAGAACTATCTTTGGAAGAAGGAGAAGAGTTTGAAATATTTGGTAATATTAGTTTTACTGTCTAATTGTAGTCATAGTGATTATGACTTTAATCCAACAACTACGATACTTAAACAACTTATAAAGGGGAAGAATGAAGCACAATAATAGATACATCTATCCTACCACTAAAAGGGAGTTAATAGATGGTCAACGACACTATGATATTAATAATGGTAAATGGAAATTACCATCGGTGACGACGATTTTAAAAGCAACCGAACCACAAGAAAAGCAAGATGGTCTTGCAGCTTGGAGGGCACGAGTGGGCGAAGACACGGCAGCTAAAATTACAGCTGAAAGCGCTAATCGTGGAACGGCGATGCACAAGATATTAGAGAAATATATCCTGAAGGAGGGATATTTAGACCTTACCAACGTCGGAAAACAGGCTCATAACATGGCTATAAGGGTCATAGAGCAGGGTCTATGCAATTTAACGGAGTATTATGGCACAGAATGTACTTTGTACTATCCAGGGCTCTATGCGGGCGCTACGGATTTGGTGGCAGTCCATAAGGGTCAAGATGCAATTTGCGATTTTAAACAAACGAATAAACCGAAGCGAGAAGAGTGGATCGGGGATTACTATTTACAGCTAGCAGCCTATGCCATGGCTCACAATTTTGTATACAAAACTTCTATTAATAAAGGTGTAGTGATGATGTGTAGTAAGGACAATTATTATCAAGAGTTTGTTGTAGAAGGAGTTAAGTTCCAACAATATCAACACGACTTTTTAAGGAGGGTTAATCAATACTATGAGCAGAGAAAAGGAAGTAAAGACGATGATGGACAAAATGAATAATTTAGCTAATGCAGTTCACAATGCTAAAGATCCAGGTATGAAACAAATCTGGACAGACAAGTGGTATTCTTTAGTTAAAACATACGCCAGAAGAATTCAGAGTATGGAAGTATCAAAGCCCGATCCATACAATGAGCATTTAAATAAAACAAAGGAGGAAAAAAATGAGAATCAGGGACTTTCAACAAATACTAGGTAAGTTTACCAATAATGAAAAAGGTACAATCATATCAGATTGTCCAATTTATATTGAAACACAGGACGGACATTTAGAAGCCGTTAGAAGAGTAGAGCTGCAAGAGACAAAACTTTTCAACTCACCAGAACCTAAAAGAATAGTATTGAAGACGGAGAGTTTAAAAATATTTAAATCACCGACTTATAAACAGAGTTAATATCTTCCACGGGAAGGGGTGGTTAGTAGCGAGAGTGAAGACCACCACAAAATTATGAAAAAGGTAATAATACAAAGTAAACAAATCACACCTAAACAATGGTCGGCGCTCATTTTAGAGCTCAACTTGATGAAAAGAGCTTGGAAATCCTATGCGGAGATCGAGATCAGTGGACCGGGGATTAAGAAGATCATAGCAAACGGAACTAAAAGGTTCAAAGATTAGAATTATTCTAATGTACTTGCCACGGTGTAAGAGAAATTCTAGGGTAATTTTATTTTTAAAAATAAAAAATTTTTTTAGGGCGGCAAGGCGGCAAGGAGGCTAAAAATCGATTGGAAGTGTTGGTATTAGCAGATAATAGCCTGCCACAGCTCCTGCCAAGGCAGATTTTACAGTGGCAAGTTTGTTGGTATTACTAGCTTTTTGATGTTTTTGGTCTGGCAAGGTCAAATAAGCATTGGTATTGGCTAGTTATTTCAAATGCACTCTGCGCGCGGAAGATTTTTTGTTTTTTATAAAAACTTTTTTGCCCTAAAATTTCTCTTATAGTATAAATAGGTATGCCCAAAAGTCCTAAAAAATCAAAATACAAATGTGTTGTCATTAAGAAGAAGAGATATTACTTCTATAAAATTACTTGGTTGGATATCACGGGGGATAGTGGGCACGCAGACTTACATACTGCAGAAGGTTTTATGCCATCTGAAATGATAACTCATGCATATCTTTTAAACAAAGATAAAAAGAATGTTAGAACTTTTGCAAGCTATGAAGTTAATGATGAATTATTTAGTGATAGAAATGTATTCCCAAAAGGGTGTATAGTACGTATGGAAAAAATAAATGAAAAATAAAATAGAACAACAACAATCTGATCTTAATGATAGCTATAAACAATCATTAAGAAATAGAGCAGAAAGAAATCCTACATTGACAAATAATATGCCCAATGTAAAATGGGATCAACTTCCACCAAGGAAGGGACCAGACTCACAAGGAGTAAATTATGGCAAAACTATACGTAGCAGTGACAAACAAGTGGTCACTAGTAAAAAAATTTCCAAGTAAATATTGGGGTAGATTTATTTCTCTTTTGAATCACTATCAAGGTTTGATTCTTCTTCTAATACTTCTGCATCTTCTACTGGGGTAACATTTTTAAGTGGTTCATTGTCTTCCTTGAACATAGTATCCAATACATTTTTTAATTCCTCTGGATTTAATTTATCGTAGTCAACATCTACTTTAATTAATTTTCTTTCAACATTTAAACCACCGACCTGTCCTCGAGTCTTCTCTGCATTTATAGCTGCTGACATTTGTTGTAGCTTTGATGATTTATCTCTTAACTTACCGAGATCCTCTAGATGTCTTTGGTAATTAATACCATACTTCTCCATTACATCTTCTTTTAATTCGTTTTTATATTGAACAACTAAAGGATATATTTTTTTATTTTGTAATTCTGATGCTGATTGTCTAGGCCTTGTCCGATATCCTGCCCTAAATGCAGCTTCTGCTCCACTTAAAGGTGTTCCATCTTTGGGATCTCCAAATATTTTAAGCTCACAAAACTTCTTTTGTTTGTCTGTAAGTATAGGAACTGGACCTCTTTTAGTCTTTTTTTCTACTGCTTTTGTTTGTTCTTTCATAGTACATTTGACTTATAAACATGTGTACGATAGAAGTCAACGTACGATGGTAAAGGAGAGTAAATTTTGGCAACTAGTCAAGAAGAAAACACCTAAAATTCAGTGGACAAGACTCGAATCTTGGGCATCCTTTGGTGTTCCGGATTTATTGGGATACAATGATTCTTGTGGTTTTTTTCTTGTTGAACTTAAGATAGCTCGAGGTCCTAAAATAAGCTTTAGTCCTCATCAAAAACTATTTCACATCACTCGTACAAAACGTAACTTTATATTAGTACACGACCCTTCCCTTAAGTGTACCAAATTGTTTGAAAGCTCCTCGATCCCCGGTCTTCTAACCGATCATCGCGAAACACCTTCCCTCGCAATCAACGATTGGGACCACATTCAACGTTGCTTGCTCGCTTCCTCATCTGACGCTTGATCGCTTGCTTGCTCGCTTGCCGGCTCGCTGCTCGCGGGCCCACCCTCCCGCCTGCTCGCTCGCTCGCTCGCTCGCTTGCGCTCGAGCGCCTGTTCGCGCTTCGCGCGCTTTCGGTACTCTTCATAAAATTTTGGGTGTTTGAATACGTGCATTTTTAGTGTTTACCATATACCACGGTTTGAACTCTTTTGTCCCAACACTTCCGGCAGCTGTTACATTTGCCGCCCTGATCCGGAGCGGGGCAGGTTCTGTTGTCGGACGTCGTAACGCCTGACTCATGGCTCCAGGCGCTGGAGCTCGGCCCGTCTATTTTAGATCTTGATAATCTTATAACAAGATTTTCAGGAACGTCTTTTGGGTCCGGTAAAAATTGGCGCTCTTGAGTCGGTAACCAGTGGCGGGTGTTAGGTGTTAACCTTACAACCTCCAAGATCTTGGCCATATGCTCGACGCTTTGAACGTCTCCGGCGTCGTGCCATCTAAACCATTTTTGATTTTTAATTTTAACGGCCATCGCTTAAACCCATTGCGGGTGATCAATTGCTTTTAGTCTTCGATACTGTGCTTCTTTAATTGCTGGGTATCTTGTGTAATTTCCTTTTT